AATAATCGATAAAATGTTATACAATATACCATGCTTTGTTAATACGGATTATTTAAAAAATAAAGATAAATGGAATAAATTTGGAAGTAAAATTATATATACTGGCCCTATAGATGCTTATTATGATTACTGTTACGGGGAGTTAGAGTATAGAACTACAAAGTTTGAACATAAGGTGTTAGATATAAAAGATTATCAAGGGGTTGCTCAAATGAATTATACCGATGAAAATGTACCTTATACTCGGATTATTGAGCATAAACATTTCGAATTCGGTCAACAGGATAAAACGGTTATAACATTAGAGTTTCCTGATACCTGGGACCGTACTAAGATACCTTACTACCCAATTAACGACGGAAAAAACAACGCTCTCTATAAAAAATATAGAGAGCGTGCTGAACAAGAAAAAAATATAATTTTCGGCGGGCGTTTAGCTGAATATAGATATTATGATATGCACCAAATTATAGGTGCAGCTCTACATTTAGCTAAACAAGAACTTATTTAGCAGGAGAAGGAGCTATAACATCAGAGGTACCTTTAACAACACCCCCGACAAGCTCTAAACCACCGCCAATAACTTTACCACCACCGGATAAGACTTTACCGGCTGTGTCAGAAACAATACCTAGCGATTTAGAAACATCGTTAGCACCGTTACCTACCACATTACCTACTCCGCCAATAGCGGATTGACCGATACCTTTTGTGGATTGATAAGTTGCATCAACAGTTCCACAACCGGTTAATGCTAATAAACTTAATATAGATATTAATTTAATGGGTTTCATATAACTGTTAATATTTAGTAAAAATAGAATAAGAAACCCGCCCATTTCTGGGCGGGTTCTTTTTAAAACACCTCTTAGGTGTAGTATTCTTAGAGGAATACTGACTGTGTACCTGGTGTGAAGGATGTACCTAGACCAGTTACAATGATGAGGTGGTAATAGAGGTTTGCACCAAAGATGTGGTCAATGACGCCGTAACGGGTCATTAAGCCTACACGTGGAGCAAAGTCATTAGGACCGATGGTGCGTTGTACCAATACTGGGATGTATGGGCAGTAAACGATACCAGTGTCATAATACTCTGTACCCTTGTAGCCGAGAAGAGCATACTCAAGAACAGTACCGCGGGTACCTACTTGGTATTGAGCTTCAGTGCGTGTATCGCGGTAAACGTTGAAACGTCCGCCTACGGTACCAACCTTAGCGATGCCAACAGGTTGTGTGTTGACATTGCCTTGTACTGGGTACCATTGGAACTCAGGAAGCATTTCAAGCATTGCGCAAACACGTGGGGTAGCAACGATGAAGTTTGCAGCGCCACGACGGTTACGGATAGCAACGCGATTTGCCTCAACGATTAAGCGGGCATAGAAGTCGCGATTGCGCTCACCTAACCAACGGCCGTCAGCAGAAACTGGAGACCATACTGAGTAACCCTGACCAAAGCCTGCATTGATTGCAACTTGGCACATACGGATTACCATTTCACGGTCAATTTCAGCCTGAATTTCGTAGCTCATTGCGTTTGTGAGCTCGTTATCGATGTCGATACCGTTCATGTTCTTGAGGTCTTGCTCAAGTTCGACGGACCAACGAGCTGCTAGACGACGGGTACCAGCTTCAACTGCTGTCTTTTCGAAAGCTACAACCATCTGTGGGATGTTTGAGCTTAATTCGAAGTTAGCAAGAAGATTTGCTACACCCTGGTCGTTTCCAACGATGTTGAAGGCTTCGGAACCGGTGATACCAGTTGCACCACCTGAGAGCCAGCTTGCGGATGTACCGGTAAAGCGGGTGTTAAGGTAGTTCCAACCTACTTCAGTTCCATCAGATGCTACTGTCCAACCCTGAGGGGTATTGGAAGCGGCACCGTAAGCGCCGTCTGGACTTGTTGCACCGAGAGGATCTGACTCGTACTTATAGCGGAGAGCGAAGGCTAGGCCTACTGGACCACTCATTGGCTGTACACCTACGATTTCGTTGGTGATAAGCTCTGGGAAAGTACGACGGATCATTGGAATGAGGATCTTTGGTAGACGAGCGTCACCAGTAGCGTAGAAATCGCTAGATGGCTTGCCACCAAAACCCATGGAGCCAGCTGTGCCGAATACGCCACCGCCGCCTGCGGTATTGCTTGCTTCGTTTAAGCACCACTGCTCTTGGTTCTCAAGAAGAATGGCGGTGTTTAGACGTGTGTGATCGTCCTTGATTGCTGGTGTTGCTTCATCAGCATGATCGAGCAATGGAGCCCACTTTTTGAGAAGGCTTGCTGCACGATCTTGATTGATGTAAGATTGTGAAGGTTTAACTTGTTTCATATACTAAATGTTTTTTAACTAACATACCTCAAGTACTTGACAGTACTTCAACGTTTGAATTAATACTTATTAAAAAAGCCCTCATTTCTGAGGGCTTTTTGAAACTTTTTTAAGTTTTAACTTAGTAAAGCTTTTTAGTAAATTCGCTTACGTAGGCCTTTGCAACGAAATCAGCACCATCGGTGTCAGCAGTTGAGTAAGACTTGGATTCATTTAGAACTTTTTTGTCTTCTACCACTACGTCTACACCCTTTGTCTTTGGGGAGGTGGATTCTCTAAGAGTCTCTACGTCATCGGATTCTTTCTTATCATACATTTCAGAAACGTATTCGAAGTTCTCTTTAATTGAATTTAAAGACTTTTCAGAAAGAACACGTTGCATATATTCTTTCTTTGCAGTTGGAAAGTTTTCAAGTTTCTTTTCTAAGAAAAGATTCTTTTCTGCAATTGCAGCTTTTTCAGATATAAGTTTGAGTTGTTTTTCAACTTCTGAAGTTCTTGCATTAGCTTCATCAATTTGCTTCTTTCCATCTAGAAGAGCTTCTTTAATACTTTCGTTTACAAATTCATCACTTAAGCCTACAAGACGTTTTACTTCATTTACAATCTTACGAGAACGAGCGTTTTCAGTAGCTTCACGAATTTGTTCAGCTGGAATAGCTTTATCAATATAAAGATCAATATAATTTGAAAGCTGTTCAACTAATGTGTTCTTAAACTGCTCAGCTTCATTCTTAAGAGCGTTTTCATAAAGCTTAACAAGCTTAACGAGCTTTATACTATGAGTTTCGTCGAGAGTCTGCATAACATGCTGGAACTTAGCAGAATGAGACTCATCGATACGAGCTACGATCTTATCAAGCTTTTCAGTATGATCGGCATCAATAGCTTCTAATACTTTTTCAAGTTTACTTGCATACTCTTCATCTTGCTTAACAAGAGCTGATTCAACAGCTAGTTGTACTTTTTCTTCAGCTTTCTTTTCTACAGCTCCAGCAATGGCCTTGAGGCTTTCCTCGGATAAAAGGTCCTTAGTTGCTTCCTTTAAAAGATTGGTGATGTCGTTCATATGGTATAGAATTATTTATGGAAACTGGGCTTAGTTTACAGTATGTTTACTTACTATTTGTAAGTTTAGAATTAGCAGATTGTATACGCGCCTTTAATTTTTCATTAACAACCGCGGATAAAAAATTATTAGCTTCCTTAAAGTTATTGTTTGATACACTCTGTACAAACTTAATAATGTTAGCTTTTTGTTGGTTCATATTACTTTAAACTGTTAATAAACTTAAGAATGTTTTCTCTTAAATAAACATCTACATCTTTACGCGGTAATTTAGAAAGAGCGGTTTCAAGTTTATCATATACCTCTTCAAATCTGCCGTCGGTACTAATAACAAAACTTTTTGACTCTAATATACCATTAACAAATGCACCGGGTGCTGAAGGATCCGCTACAGCATCAACACAGATAAGTTTCATGTTCTTGACATAATTAACCCCGCCCTTATCTTCTAATTGTCCTAATGCTCGAGACGACATACCCATTTTAACACCATCAAGAATTAAAGATCTCATTATTTCGCCCATTGGGGTGCGAAGTATTTTACTTTTACCTTTAACAATATTATCATCCATTCTAAGCTCAGTCACCATATGACAAGCCCGTTCACTATTAACTGTTGCGCTTTGCGGGTGCTCGAGCTCTCCTAATGCCCGGTTCTTGATTACAAACTCTTCATTGTACCGAGCTACCTCTTTAGCCATTTCGTCTCTGCTATAAATACGGTTGTTACGATTTTTTTCATCAGCAACCATATACACCCCGGTGATGTATATATTAGAAGGTTTATCCTTATTTCCTTCTTCAATAAGAACGTCTAAACCCTCAGTAATAGGAGTTTGTGTAATGAGTTTTAGGACCATCAATATTATTTAGTCGTTTTATTGCATTTTCTATGTAATTTTGTATAATATAGATAATGATAGTAGAAAACGTAACTGCAACAGTTTCAACTAAAGGCAGATTTAATACAACATTGCCATTAGTATTAACCTCTCTTATTAATCAAACTGTAAAACCTGGAGTATTGTTTATATATGATGATAATCCAACTTTAGAAGATTTACGAGAAAATGAAATTTATAAAAATCTTTTCACCCTTTTAAACCGGGTTGGTATAAATTGGGAAGTAAAAGTAGGTGGTAGAAGAGGGCAAGTAACCAACCATCAACGAGCTCTTGAAGAAGTAAAAACAGATTGGATTTGGCGTTTAGATGATGATAATGTGATGGAAGCAGATACATTGCAAAAATTAAGCGAGTTTGCATTTAATAATCCTAAAGTAGGGGCAGTAGGGCCTTTAATATTAGATCCAAAAAATCCTTTTGCATTTAGTGCATTAGGATCAAACAAAATAGAAGACATCTTTATAGGCCTGAATATACAGTGGATGGAAAAACACACGCAAAAAATAATTGATGTTGACCATCTTCAAGGTAGTACATTTTTATTCCGTAAAGAGGCTGCAACTCATGGCTACGATCTTAGACTGTCTAAGGTAGGTCATAGAGAAGAAACAATTTTTACTTATAATATGAAAAGAGCTGGGTGGAAACTATCAGTTTTGACTGATGTTAAAACTTGGCATATGCGTTATGGAGCCGGTGGCATACGAAGTCAAAATGAAGTAAAATTATTTGAGCAAGATGAAAAGATATTTTATGAGTATCTTAAATCATGGAAAGTACCTATAGCTAAGATTAAAGTAATACCGTTAGATGGTGGTATTGGAGATCATTATGCATTTCGTTCGACAGCTCTACCTGCAATAAAAAAGAAATACTTTGATCATAGAATTATTATTGGTGCATGCTATCCAGAAGTGTTTGAAGAAGACGTAGGTATTGAAGTGGTAAGTTTAGCAGAATCTTGTATGTTAGTAAACAAGGATGAAAATAACATCTACGCCTGGATGGATAAACATAACTGGAGTAGGTCTTTAGGAGAAGCTTATAAAGCGAAATACACTCTATGAAAACTGTTTTATTGAGTCCTTATGCCCAGGCATTACGTAATGGCAAAGAAAATCCAAAAAACTTTCCATATTGGGCTGAACTAGTTACACTATTATGCGGTAGTAATTTAAAAATCGTACAAATAGGCGCTAATAAAGATAAGCCTATACCAGGGGTAACGGATTTTAAGCAAGGGTTAAAACTATCTCAAATAAGAAAGCTTTTGGAAGAATGTGATACATGGATCTCTGTAGATAGTTTTCTACAGCATATGAATCATAATTACAACCGTAAACAAGGAGTTGTAATATTCTCTCAATCTAGTCCAGACATATTCGGATATAAAGAAAACGTTAATTTACTCAAACATAAAAAATACCTTAGAGAAAAACAATTTTGGTTGTGGGAACAATGCGAGTATAATAAAGACGCGTTTGTTACTGCTGAAGCTGTATATGCTGCAGTATTAAAAGTATTACGGATGTAGTAAATATTGTAGATATGGCTACGAATACTATTGGCCCTTCTGCATTTTTATCTACAAATTTAAATCCTCGTATAACATCTTACGATTTGTTAGCTGAAAGAATATTCTTCCAGCTAGGGGCACCATTAGTTAATTTAGAGGTTGCTTGCGTAGCTACATACGATTCTATTGCATATGCCTGTGAAATGTATTCACGTTTTGTACCGGGCACAGAAGAGCTCTTAGTATTTGATAGTAATTTATATACCTACGGTAAAGGTATAAAGTTAGATACACTTATTAATAATACTTTAAACCCAGAAGTTTCTGCTTTAAGTTCTACTTTTCAGTCTGGGTGGGATCAAGATCTAGAAGTTTGGAGAAAAGTACAGGACGTCACTTCTTTTTCAGTAGGTACAAACGAAGGAGTTAATACTTTGTTTACTATTGAACAATCGTTAGCGCAACAAATGCATTTTGCGTATTCATTAGGTAGTAAAGCATTTGACGTAATATCATGGCACATTTTAAAAGACTGGTTAAAGACTCGTGAAAAGGTCTTTGCTATGCAGCCTTATTTTAGATTTGACCCTCGCACTCAAGTATTACGTATTACCCCTGATCCAAAACGTCAAGGTAATAATCGTTACTGGGCTATAGTAGCATGTAAACTAGAACGCCCTATAAAGGATTTAGTAAAAGAGCGTTGGGTATTTGAATATGCTAAAGCTTTAGTAAAAATTTCTTTAGCTAATACCCGCGGCAAATATCAAGGTACAGCATTATTCGGTAGCGGTACTATTGCTTACCAGGATTTAATGTCTCAAGGTACTACCGAGAAAAAAGAATTAGAAGATCAGTTACTTGGCGGTAAGCAAGAAGATCAAGAGCCTCCGGGTTTCTTTTTAGGATAAATTAATACGTTCAAGTTTATAACCTTTACGGGTAGGTCCACCTCGATTATTGTAAAGTTCACAGGCAGAGCTATCATCCATAATACCTGCTTGTTTTACCTCTTTAAAAGTATAAAAAGGACCGAGCCGTGTAGCGTCAGAGACTAGATAAAACGGAACAGTTTTGTGTCTACGACGGGCCGAAAAAGACATATTTTGTCTGGTTTCTTTAGACGGGTCCCAACCTTTTTTGCCTTCAGATATTTTCTCACGGACCCATTTAGGTTGTTTTCTACCATGAGCTGAAGGCGGTTTATTAGCAGTTGGAACTAGGTTTAAACAGCCGTCTTTTCCGTAGTGTATATCTAGGTACTTTTGCTCTATAGCAAGTAAATCTTGCTCTACGGTCTCTTCCAACACTTTTACTTTCCACGTACCCGAATGCTTGTTATATACATTTTGTAGAAACGGATTTATATGTGTACCTCTCCGTAAATGTTGAAGATGTTTGGTAATACGTCTTTGTATATTATTAGACGAACCAATATAGTAATATTCACCTAATATAATTTTATATATGCCAATAGACATATAAATACTTAGGCTAACCGATGTTCTTTATGGGGTGATTATGCTGTTGGTAATGCGCTAGCCGGGCCGCCTGCAGGCTGTGGACCAGCGGCAGGAGCAGCACCAGGCGCTCCAGCTTCAGGCGCACCAGGCGCGCCAGCTTCAGGAGCCCCAGCTTCAGGACCTGCAGGACCACCTGGGCCAGGACCGAATGAAGGTATACCACCGCCACCGCCGCCTGCTGCTGCAGGTGCTCCGCCACCGCCACCAGCTTCAGCTCCACCACCGGCTGTTAAACCTTCACGCCAGTTTGGACCGGCATTAGTAATTTGATTGAGTTCAAATACAAATGCTGCATCTTTCTTTTGCCACTCTCTATTAGCTTTAACTTCTTCATCGGTCCAACCCATGAACTTTTTCAATGCATAGGTCTTAGATACTGCTTCAGTACCAGTTAAATCTGAGAAAGACTTAAATTTAAGCTCTTCAATTTGAGCTTCTCTTGCTACATGGAAATATGAAGGCGGGTTGAGAGTAATACTAACGTCAGATTCTCTAAGTTTATATTGTTCCCAAAGACCTTTTAACTTTAAGTGAGTAATAAAAGTTTCCTTAATAGTAGATGCAAATTGGCGCTGTAATCTAATAATAAGTTTAGCAAACTTAAGCTCTTCTCTAAGAATTTCAGCACCGTCAGCGAATTTAGTTTCTGGGTTAAGACGGCTTGTCGGTACTCTAAGAGCTTTATAGAGTTTATTAACAAAGTAGTTAAGGTCGTCTAATTGACCTAGGTTTTGACCACCCGCTAATGTGGTTACGTCAGTACCAGAACCGTCCGGGCGTTTAGCAAACCAATAACTATCTAACATGCTTTGCGGATCGTAAACATTAATAGAATTGCCTTGAGTAGAATCATAAGTTCTACGGGACCAGTAAGACTGCATTAAGCGTTTAATATAAGCTTCTGCTTTAGGTGCAGGCATATTACCTACATCTACTTTAAATACTAAACGCTCTGGCGCTCTTACTAAACGATAAACTACAATACTATCTTCAATGAGAGAAAGTTGTTTATAAGCTCTACGGGCTATTTCTATATAAGGAAGACGAATTGTTTTGTGCTCGTTCCAAGTACCTGAATGAAAATATGTTACTTGATGGCGATCTAAAGGTATAAGTTCTTGTTTAGCGGTATAACGATTGTTAGTAGAAGTGTCAATTACGGGTTTACGTAACATAAACCCTTTAATTAACATATTCTGTACGTTATCGTATATAGGATTTATATGTTCAGTAGGAATCTGCACAACACCAATAACCCCGGCATCTTTTTTCTTTTCGTGTATTACGTTTTCAAAAAATAGTTCAGCATCTATTAATATTGCTCTAAAATATTCAAAACCTTTATTCTCGAGATTAAACATCTCAATTATCTGATTAAAATTCTTTTGAAGTTCTTTTACTATTATCTCATCTTTACTATCAGCAACTCTGAGATTAGCGTATTTACCTCTTTCATCCTTTACAAGCATTTCATCACAAATTTCGTCTAACGCAGCACTTATTTCCGCGTAAGAAGCCATAATACGATAATCTGCCAATCTCTTTGGCTTATCGGTATCAATTAACGCATATAGAAAATCATGGTAGGATTTATTAATAACAATACCGTCTAGCGTAGGTATATTGATATTATTTTTATCGTGAGCTGTTGAAACGGCTTGATTATAAAGCTTTTCTTTAGAAGAGGAACTTACCTGATAAAAAGTTTCGAATTTAGGATTAAGGCTTTTAATATCCGTAATAACCTGTGTATTACTTGTATAGGGAAGTTTACTCACAAAGCTATCAAAAGCTTTAGTAAAAAAATTAGGTTTTACGTCGTCAGCCATTTATAATATTTACAATCAGAGTCTTTATTATAAACTATGTTTTTAGTATGCAGAGCTTAGAGGTATATTCCACTTATTTGCAAAATATGCTTCAGTGTTTGTAAGTTCAACCCCGCTAAGTTTCGTACTGTAAAGTAAGATTTCTCCAGTATAACCTAAGAAATCAAAATTATTGTTAGTATCAGTACCAATAAACAATGTATCTATAGTGCTACTTGTTGCAGATTGCGGGGTAGTTGCAAAGGTAAGAGTCTTAACGTTACCATCAACTCTAAACTCGACTCTATTATCTGTAACAGGCTGAGTGCCGTCAAATATAAAGGTAAAAATATGGAAATTAGTATCAACAGCGTATGTTGTAGTGCCAACGCCCTGAGCCATACCGATTCGGTATACCCCATCAACCATTTCAAAGTAAAATCCGCTAAGGGGAGTACTAGGCGAAACTTGGCCTTGGAATATTTGTTGATGGCCAGAAGCGCTTAAAGTTTTACCTACCCACACTAATGTAGCACCAGAAAGAGAACGGAGTTGAGTAATAGGGTTAACTGTAAACGTATCATTATTACCATCATAGAATATTGCTGCATTACCGTTTTGAACATTGCTAAACCACTTTGGCCGTCTTGCATCAGAACCTAGAGTATTAGCATTATGTCCTATTGAAGATTTGTCAGCCCATTGAGAAACAAAGTCTCCTGAAAGCGGAGTACCGTTATTAATTGTAGAAGTATCAGTAGCAGAGAACCAAATTTGTAAGCTTGGGTTGCTAGCAGCGGGTACTGACGTTGTTGGAGTTACAGTCGGGGTAACTGTATTAGTAGGTGTAACTGTATTTGTAGGGGTTGGAGTTGAAGTAGGGGTTTCGGTTGGCGTGGATGTAAGAGTTTCAGTTGGTGTAGGGGTCGAAGTAGGGGTTTCAGTAGTGGTAGGTGTAAATGCTTCAGTTGGTGTAGGTGTCGGGGTCGGAGTAGTTGTAGGAGTCTCAGTTGGTGTTGAAGTGAGTGTTTCAGTAGGAGTAGGTGTGACTGTAGGGGTTTCGGTTGGAGTTGAAGTGAGTGTTTCAGTAGGAGTTGGTGTTTGAGTTTCGGTTGGCGTAGGTGTAAGAGTCTCAGTAGGAGTTGAAGTAGGCGTGCCGGTTGGAGTAAATGTTGGAGTGTTTGTAGGAGTCGGGGTAGGTGTAGAAGTTGCAGTTTCCGATGGTGTAGGAGTTGTTGTCGGGGTTAAAGTGCTTGTAGTAGTTGGTGTAGGAGTGACTGTCGCTGTAGGTGTTACTGTTGGGGTAGGTGTAGGAGTAGGAGAAGGGTAAAACCACTTGTCTATTAAGTACTGGGAAGACTCTTGTATTTCAGAAGTAGTTAAAACTCTATTGTATACTAATACTTCAAATATATCCCCGACAAACGATCCTCCTGCAGGTAATAACCCACCAATACCGAAATAACCTTGGTCTTTAGTGAGTGTAAAGCTACCTGTTTGAGTTGTATTAGTATAAAATTCTCCAGAATTAGCTGTTGTAAAAGTTGAGCTTATAACATAGGGATTACCTAGCTCCATTGCACTTGTAGATTGGGTAGTTACGGTTCCACCGTAAATACCCCATTTATTAAAATTGCGCTCGTTATTATTGTCGGTTATAGCTAATATGGTAGCACCAGATTTATTAAAATTAAACCATGAACTGTATAATCCCATCCAAGTATTATTCCATGCAGGTCCATCGCGGCGAGCACAAATTAATACAGTTAAATTTATATAGTTAAGATATTTAAAAGTGTCTACTGGCGTTATAACCCCAGTTTTAAAACGAAAAGCTGGTTTATAGTTTATTGCATCGTATTTAAAAATACAATCATAACCGTCTATACCGTACCAGCCTGCAGAATCAATCGGATCAGGAAGAAAAGCCCCTATTAAATTTTGCCCCTCGACAAACCCTCCTGTATTTTGTACATACTGAGCATCTAAACGGTTAATTAAGCCTTCTGTAATTAAGCCCATATTAATTAGAGTTTGTTACCTGTATGCCTGACACGTACGGGTACTGAGTAGTAAAGTTAGGGTTGTATGAACCGGTTGATAGCTTTGTATAGCCAGCGTCATTAACAACAATAATGTCGAAAGACCCTATAGTGTTTGGGGCTTGATATGTTACTATCATTTTATTGTCGCTTATTACATAATAATCTAATGCGGATGTAACCCCGGCTAGAGCCGGGTAAGATGCTGATAAGCTTGTTGAAGCAGAAAACGGGTTAATAGTAGTTGTTCCGGTAAACATACCAGAACTACCACTAAGATATACGTTGTTAGTGTGAGTGTACATATCACCATATATCTCTAAAGTACCTGATAAAGCTCTTTGAGCAAACCAAGCAGAACTATATGCTATAACTGGTATAGCTGAAAGAGTAAAAGATTCAGTTAATTCCGGGTTAACTAAATAATCTATATTTTGTAAAGTAGGAGTGCCTGAAACAGGGTAAAAATTTGTATTAATTTTAAATATTCTACCGGCCGGGTTAGCATCATATTTAAATAGCCATCCCTTTATAGTAAAAGAAGTGTCGCAAATAACCCGGGTAGGCTGGGTGCTTTGTTGCTCAACGGGGTATGTCATATTGAGACTGCCACCCCATAAAACTTCTGAACGTATTTCTAGACCGGGCATTCCTTCTCTAGTCCAAGAAATAATAAAATAAGGATCGCTGTATGGAACAAAATTACTGAGGATTTGATCCATATCAGTTTGAAACCTAGTTAGTATACTAACACTAACTTCTATATTAACCGGCACCGGTTGTAAATTTCTATCTGAAAAACTTTTATTGTAAACTGAAGTAGTAGTGTTTGTCCAATATTGGCCTTCTAGTTTGTTAAAAACTCTGGTCGGGTCTCTACTAATACTACTAATCCAAAAAGATACTGCAGGTAAAGTAATATGCTGTGCTTTATTAATTAAATCATGTAGTACTCTTTGTTTAGGAGCATAAACATATCTTACTGCAACATTATTACCCGCTACGCGTGCATTATCGTACCGCTTTACTATAGCCCCGTCAAAGGCCTGTAAAAATTGGGTTAATAAATCCTTTACTTCCCAGTGAAATGTATACTTCTGCACATTATTACTTACATTATACGGTCTAAGAAGTGTTTAGGTAAAATATGTCTATTTTCTATTATAGTTTTTGCCGAAGTACCATCCAGGATATATGTTATACTTTCGTCTTCAGCGCTACGCGTGCAACGTCCGCATGCTTGTATAAGAGAAATAAACATTTTCATTTTATACCATTTAGGATCTACTTCAAACAGTTTTTTCACTCGTTTACTTGCTAAAGACGGGTAAGGCATCTTTATGATGACTTGCCATTTACCTAGATCTCCTTTTAGATCTAATCCCATAGTAAGAGAAGGACTTATTAGTACTGTATCGTCTTTACGTATACCGTGCTCTTTAATTATAGTTTCATTTGTAGTGCCTTCTTCTCTATAAAGAAAGCGTTTACCTTTAAGTCTTTTTTGTACAGCTTGTGTAATGGTAAAAGAATGAGTATGTATAATACCCTTCTCTCCTTTATGACTTTCTGCTATAGTGTGTGCAATCTCTACTACGTTAGGTAAGTGCGTGTCTAGTGTTTTATAGTTAAGAGGGTATTTGCTATGACAGTAGATAGGGCTCTTCTTAGGATCAAACGTGGATTCAAACTCAACATATTCAAAATCTTTAATACCGAGAGTTTGAGCAAAAATGTTTTTGTCAACAATAGTAGCGCTCATTAATACTATTATATCTGCATAATCAAACAAACAATGAGATAGAGTATCAATCTTAAGAGGTGTAAATATAGCCTTTTCGGCGTCTTTTTCAATTATGTATTGAGTCTTATCCCAATGATTAATAATATTAATGATAGATTCGTATAGATCTTTTCTGAACTGCTGTTTAATAAGTTCTATTTTATTATTTTCGTAACGTGCTCGTCCTTTATGGGCTTCGATAACTTCTTTCACTGACTCAGCAAGGTCAGTTAACCACCCTAAAGCTTTAGCTGGCGCCTCACTGGTTAGCTTTTCATAATCAATACCGTTAACTGTGAGGCGTTTATAATCAATAACAGCGGAATAGTATTTTACTATTTCATCTTCTAACTCTGAACATTCATCCGCTACAATTATTTGACGTTTCTTAAGGTGATCAGGTAAATTAAAAAAAGAAGCGTAATTAAGTACTGTAAAGCTTTCGATTAAAGCACTATTACGCGCTTCATAATAAGGGCAGCAATGTTGATCCCAGCACTCTTTCTTTTGTGCAGGTGCAATCAAACACGGTGCATGTTCAGTAGTAAAACTAGTATCAACTTCGCATTGATAGTTACTTTTACCTTTAAATATAGAAGACTCATTAAAAAGATCTTTATACTGATTCTGCAAAGCCTTAGTCGTAGTTAAAGCAAATAATCCGTGGGAAGATAGCTTTGCTATAGCTCCAGCATAATCTTCATCATACGCGTGGTAATTAAATACCAGTTGTTCGTAATCTTTGTGGCAACGATCTGTAGTGTTCGAAAGAGTCTTACTAATAAACGACTTACCTGAACCTGTGGGTGCTTGCACTATAATAAATTTTGCCCCTTTGTTTATAGCGGCTTCTATTTTTTCTAAGCCTTGTACTTGATGGCTTCGAGGGGTAAAGCCTGCTGGAAAATAATCTATCAAAGGCTTAATCAGTTTCATCAGCCTTATATGTTAGTCTACCTTGCAACTAATTCAATTTGTTAATTGTAAGTACTGAGTTATAAAATTTGCTGTTTTTAACTTTTGACGTTGACTTTAAATTTATTAATAATTCAAAATCTTGTTCAGCTAAAGTTTCGAGCCTATAATCAAAAACTATTTGATTGTTTTTTTCTTCTAAAGCAAATGGAAAGGGTATTTCAAATGTTTCTCTTTTTTTCTCAGTGTTAACGATAA